TACTACGAAGTTTCAGGATCTGATGCTTCTCAAGTTGGTTGGGTTGAAATTTCTGGTGAAGAAGGACAAAATGGTTACCTATGGTACTTAAAAGCTGAAGGTGACACTAGAGCTAGATTTACTGATTACTTAGAAATGACAATGATTGAAGCTGAGAAAACAGTTGCTAACTCTGCTATTGGTTTTGCTAACAAGCAAATTAGAGGTGCTGCTGATGCTGGTGCTGGTGGTGCTGGTACTGAAGGTTTATTTGCTGCTATCGAAGATAGAGGTAACTTAACTTCAGGTGTTACTGGTGTTAACGCTGCTACTGATTTAGCTGAGTTCGATGCGATCTTAGCTGAGTTTGATAAGCAAGGTGCTATTGAAGAAAACATGTTATTCGTAAACAGAGCTACGTCTCTTGCTTTTGATGATATGTTAGCTTCTATGAACTCTTACGGAGCTGGTGGTACTTCTTACGGAGTATTCAATAACTCAGAAGATATGGCATTAAATTTAGGTTTCTCTGGTTTCAGAAGAGGTTCTTATGACTTCTACAAGTCTGACTTCAGATACTTAAATGACTTTGCAACAAGAGGTGAAATAAACCGTGTTGCAGGTTCTCAAGCAATCAGAGGTGTTATTATACCTGCTGGTGTATCTTCTGTATACGATCAAGCTTTAGGAAAGAACTTAAAGAGACCTTTCTTACACGTAAGATTTAGATCTTCAGCAACTGACAACCGAAGAATGAAAACTTGGGTTACTGGTTCTGTTGGAGCAGCTACATCTGCACTTGATGCAATGCAAGTTCATTACTTATCAGAAAGATGTTTAGTAGTACAAGGTGCTAACAACTTTATGTTAATGAAGTAAACTATTTTAAGGATCGAGGCTTCGGCCTCGACCCTTTCTTTTTATTAATTTTATTATATATTATATTATGGCAAAAAAACAAAAAACACAAGAGGTAGAGGTACCTGTTGTTGAAACACCAGTTGTTGAAACACAAAAACCAAAAAGAACTGGACCAACATACAAAAAATCAGATGATGGTTGGGAAATAAAAGATAGAATATACAAACTAGTTGGTGATAAAAAACCTATATCAAGATCTATTAGATCTGCAAATATATATTGGTTTGATGAAAACGCAGGATATGAAAGAGAATTAAAATACTGTGTAAATCAAAAAACCTGTTTTGTTGATGAAATGAAAGGTGATCAAAGATTAGATCATATTATTTTTAGAAATGGTATGCTAATAATTGAAAAAGAAAAAGTTGTTTTACAAAAACTTCTTTCATTATATCACCCAGATAAAGATGTTTTATTTTATGAAGAAAAACCAGTTGCAGTTGCAACAAATGAAATAGCTTGGTTAGAAATGGAAATAGAAGCTTTAAATGCTGCTAGAGATATTGACATTGATATGGCAGAAGCTATTATGAGAGTTGAAGTTGGTTCTAAAGTATCAGAGATGAGTTCTAAGGAACTTAAGCGTGATTTATTATTATATGCTAAGAGAAACCCTAGTTTGTTCTTAGAGTTGGTAAATGATGAAAATGTTCAACTTAGAAACTTTGGTATTAAAGCAACAGAGCTTGGTATTATTAAATTAAGCTCAGATCAAAGAACTTTTACTTGGGCTTCTAATGATAGAAAACTATTAAACGTTCCTTTTGATGAACACCCATATTCTGCTTTAGCTGCTTGGTTTAAAACAGATGAAGGTATGGAAATTTATTCCAATATAGAAAAACGATTAAACTCGTAACAACCTTAGTAGAGTAACCACTCTTCGGGGTGGTTACAATACTACAATAAAAAAATATGGCAGTAAATATAAATACAGTATACCAAAAAGTATTAGCAATAGCTAACAAAGAAAAAAGAGGCTATATAACACCTCAAGAATTTAATTTATTTGCTGATCAAGCACAAAAAGAAATATTTGAACAATATTTTTACGATCTTAATCAATTTAAAAGAGTTCCTGGCAATAGCTCAGATTACGCTGATATGGTTGATTATTTAGAAGATAAAATAAGTGTTTTTTCTGATTCAAAAAGAAATGTAACAGTTTTAGATGAATTTGGTTATATAGATGTTATGGACGAAATAGAAGACTTATATCGCATAACACAAGTTGTTGTTAGATATTCAGGAGCAAGTCGTAATGTTGTCGCAGAACAGCTTAATCAAAAAGATTTTAGTTTTATTACTAATCACATGAGAAGATTTGGCGATAGTCAATCAAAAAAAAGACCTGTATATTTAAAATCAGGAGACATTACAAATAATGTTAGTGGACACGAATATAGTGGTCAAAATATACAAATTTTTCCTTTTCCTAGTACAGATAATTCTGTAGATCAAGTTTTTATCTTTTATATAAGATTTCCTAAGCCACCTAATTGGGCATACAAAATAATTAATCAAAAACCTTTTTACGACGGACCTAATTCTACTAATTTTGAATTACATCAATCAGATGAATCAGAGTTAGTTTATAGAATATTGTTTATGGCTGGTGTTGCTATAGAAAAACCACAACTTTCGCAAGCTGCTGCAGCTTTACAAACTTCAATTATACAACAAGAAAAACAATAAATAAATGGCATTAATTAACGAATCAAACCAAGCTTATTACGAAGGAAATAATTATGGCAACTATCAGTTTGTATCTTTAGACGATATAATAAATCAGTTTCAAATATCTTACGTTGGACAAGATAAAATAATACCTAGAATTAAAAGAGCTGATATTGCTTTTCATGCAATGAGAGCTATGCAAGAACTATCATTTGATACTTTTAAATCTTTTAAGTCTCAAGAAATAGTTTTGCCACCTACTTTAAAAATGATATTACCACAAGATTATGTTAATTATACTGGCGTATATTTTACTGATGAGTCTGGTATTAAACATCCAATGTACGAAACAAAGCACACTTCAAATCCATTTGCAATTTTACAAGAAGAAGATGGCACTTATGCTTTTGCAGACGATGCAGAGCTTATAACAGATCCTAGCTTTGAAAACCCTAATGGATTACATCCTAACTGGTCTAAAACTCCAATATCTGTTTTTAATGTTGGTGCTGATCCAAATGATACTGCTACTGGACATCAAGGCTTTTCTTCTTTAGATCGTATGTTTGGTGGTGGTTTTAGAGTGCAACAAAACAACACTACTAATTCTTTAGATTTTAGACACGCTGCTAATCCTGTAAGTGGTGGAGGTGGTACTACTATTATAGATGGTAGAGTTTTAGCTTGTTGGCAAGAAATAGATGTAAGAAATATAGATTTTTTAGATTTAACAGCAAATGTAAGCGTGTTTTTAAATGACTTAACTGGCGCTACTTATAGCACGTCAGTACCTAACGGTAAAGTAATTATAGGTTTACAAACACAGCCTGGTGATACAAATTCAAGAACAGTTGGTCCTGGTCAATTTACAAATCCAACATCTTCAAACTATAATCCAAATTTTATTAGTAGAAACGTTAATAATCCTGACGTTGCTTTTATAGAGTTTGATGGCACAGCTGCTAGTACAGAAAAAGAAGCTACTATAGACGTTAGAGATCACGAATATCTTTATTTTATAATTATAAGTAGAGTTGAAGTTAATACTGTAGAAAGAGACGCTACTGGTCAAGTTTTAGGTGTACAACCTTTAAGTACTGGAACAACGCCTGTTTTTCCTATACAATATACTTTTGAAAATAAAGTTAACTCAATAACTCTCAAAGACGTAATACCTCCAAACGTTTTAACTCATGCTAACGCTTCAACTAAAGACTCTAATACTTGGTCTAATTATAAATCTCATACACCTAACGAAAATGTTGTTATAGATTATGATTATGATGATCCAAGATTTCATAATTTAAATAAAGGGCAAAGATATGGTTTAGAACCTTCACACGCTCAAGTAAATGGTAGTTTTTATATAGACAATTTGCAAGGATATATAAACTTTAGTTCTAATGTTAGTGGTAAAACTATTGTGTTAGATTACATTAGTGATGGTTTAGGTACAGATGAAGAAATGCAGGTTCATAAATTTGCAGAAGAAGCAATGTATAAACACATGCTGTGTGATATTATGTCTGGTAGAGCTGGTGTCCCTGAATATGCTATAAGAAGATATAAACAAGAAAAAAGAGCTACAAGAAGAAACGCAAAGTTAAGATTATCTAACATTAAGTTAGAACAAATAATTCAAGAGTTTAGAAACAAATCTAAGATAATAAAATAATATGCCGGAGATTAAACATAATTTTACCACCGGTAAAATGAACAAAGATCTTGATGAAAGACTTGTTCAAAACGGTGAGTATAGACATGCTGTAAATATTCAAGTTTCTACTTCAGACGAGTCTAACGTTGGCTCTGTACAAAATATACTTGGTAATAAAATAGTTGCTGATATTAGTTATCTTAACGATAATTGTGTTTGTATAGGTAGTATTGCTGATGAAAAAAATGATAAAATATATTGGTTTGTTTTTGATACTACTGCTGGTACTCCAAAAAGTTATATATTACAGTATGATAAAACAAGTATAACACCTGTTTTTGTAGACACAGATAACAGTGTTTTAAAATTTAGTGAAAATAAAATAACAGGTATAAATATAATTAATGACTTGTTGTTTTTTACAGATGGTACTAACGAACCTAAAAAAATAAATATACAAAGATCAATAGATGGTACTGATGCTTCAGGTACTTCTGCAACTGAAATAACAGATTATAACGGTGTAGATGTAGATGCTAAAGAAGAAAATATAACTGTTATTAGAAAATCACCTATTAACGCGCCTACAATACAATATAATTATTTTAGAGATCCTACAAAAGCAAATATAGGTTTTATAAATATAGCTAATATATCTACTAATCCACATACCTTTATAAATTCTTCTAAAGGTAGAATACATGACTTTTCAACAATAAAAGTAGGTGATACTTTTGATACAATAATAGAAACTGATGAAAACTTTAGTAATAATTTTAATTTAAGTTGGCAAGCGGGTACTGATGTTATATTAAAAGCTTTTAATTTAGATAATACTCCTCCTTCCCTTCCATTACAAAATTACGATTTAAAAGGTTACATAACTGATTGGAATAACAATGAGTTTACAAATACTATATCACCTTTTCCTATAGAAAATACTATTACTCAAACTCCAAGCTGGACCTTTTCAGGTGCAACTAATGATTATTATTTTGACTCTACCACTGGTAGCGCTGGTAAAAAACTAGTACATTATTTTTATTCTAGCGGTACTGGCAATCAGTTGTTAGATACTTATAGATACAGACTGTCGTTTGAATTAGCTGAGTATAATAGTAGTTTACAAGGTAGAATTATAATTAGACTTCATAATGATGGTGGTGCGTATTATTACGAAATAGATTTAGATGATCTAACTGTGTCAGACGCTGGTGTTTATGATTTTACTATACCAGAACAGTCTTTTAATAATACATTAAGCCAATATTATCCTAGTGCTATTTATTTTGAGGCTGCAAATGATAGTAGTGGTAATTTATTTAATGGTACTGTAAAAAATGTAGAACTAACTAGAATAGATGTGCAGGTTGCTAAAACACGTATTAAAGTAACTTCTATAGCAGGAACACCACCTGCCGTGCCAGCTGGAGAAATTACATTAGGTTATGCTATAGATTTATACGAAGACGTTGAAAGTTTATTTGATTTAAAATTTGCTAGATTTGCTTATAGATACAAATATGCTGATAATGAATATTCTTGCTTTTCTCCTTTTAGTTATGCGGTGTTTTCTCCTGGTAGCTTTGCTTATCATCCAGTAGAAGGTTATAATATTGGTATGGAAAATACAGTTAAAGATATAACATTAAAAAATCTTAACGACGAAATGCCAGACGACGTTGTTGCTATAGATATTTTGTATAAAGAAGACGACTCTACAGCTGTATATTTAGTTGATACGATAAAAACTTCAGATCAAGTTTTTGATTATAATATTACAAACGACACTGTAAAAGGTATATTGCCAGAAAATCAATTATTAAGAGTTTATGACAATGTGCCTATTAACGCTAAGGCTCAAGAAGTTTTAGGCAATAGAGTTGTTTACGGTAATTATCAACAAAATTATGATTTAGAATATTATAATTCTATTTCACAGCAAAACGAAGATTTTAATATATCTTTAAATACTAAAATAAACAACGAAGAAAACAATAGTAATTTAGGTGTACCATCAATAAAGTCTTCTAGAAAATATCAAGTAGGTGTAGTTTATAGTGACGAATACGGTAGACAAACACCTGTATTAACAAATTCAGACGCTACAAACGAAGTGCAATTATTATCTGCTCCTGAAATAAACACTTTACAAGTACAAATAAATTCAGACGGTCACCCTGTAAACGCTGATTATTTTAAATTTTATGTTAAAGATATTGGTGGCGAATATTACAATTTAGCAATGGACCGTTGGTATGACGCTGAAGACGGAAACGTTTGGTTGTCATTTGCTTCTAGTGATAGAAATAAAGTTGAAATAGATGATTATTTAGTATTAAAAAAAGGTGTTGACAATAACGTTGTTGATTTAGCTACTAAAAATAAATATAAAATAATAGATATAAAAAATGAAGCTCCTGATTTTATAAAGGCAAATAAAATGCTTATAAGCCAAAAGTTTCATAATAATGATAATGCCAAATTATTTAGATCAGATCAAGGTTGTGAAATACCAGCTTTAAACGGTAGTAGTCTTAGTGTTTTGTTTTCTAGATATAATAGTAGTGGTTTGTCTGAGTTAGAAAGTTTATTTAATAACAGGCCTGTAGGCGACGAATATTATATACAACTTTCTGACGCGCCATTATCTTCTAATAGATATAAAGTTTTTAATATTGAAAAAACAACTAGCGGTACTCCTAAATTTATATTTACAATAGAAGGTGTTTTTGGTTCTGACATGGCTCAGTTTAATGACGATCCATCAAACTCTGGTACGCCTACTCAAGTTAATGACGGTGCTACCTTTAAAATATTTAAAGAAAGAATAGAAAATTCACCTAAATTTGAAGGTAGATTTTTTGTAAAAATATTTAGAGATGCACATTACAATCAATTTATTTCTCCTAGCATAGATAACGAAGAGATAGAATATACAACATCTTCTGCGACAGACAAAACTTTATATTATTTTAAGTCTAAAAATAACAATAATTTTAACGGACCAGATTATCATGGCGGTGGATCAATTGGTGAGTTTTGGGGCTTAAATTCTAATGAGCCTGCTTGGAACGATGCTAGTACTTATGATGTCGTAGGCGTTTTTCCGTTAGGTACAAGCGCAACTGATCCACCTGATTATGCAAACTCAACTTTATATAAATATTTATCATCATCTAAATCTATTATTCAAAGTTTAGCTGATTTTGATTATGATCCAGCTGAGGTAGGAAGCGCTGATCCTAATTATAGTAGAAAAAAATGGCAAACTAGTTTAGCTTTAAGAGCTTGGTATAGAGGTATAAATACAGAGTTAGATCCAGGTGAAGCTTCTAATGATAGAGTATTAAAATTAGACCTAGAAGATGATAGAGATAATACAAAGTTTGAAGACGTATGGTATTTTAATGGTATGAAAAACTCTATTAATTATCCTTATGGCACAGTACAACAAAACGGACTTGTCGTTAGTTCTCTCTATCCTATAGCAAACTCTTCAGTCGCGCACAGCAATTGGGTTGAAAGAGATGCTTATACTGGTTATAGCACTACTTCTACAATTAATATTGGTTTTGGAGGTATAGAGCCAGAAGAAGCTACTGGTTGGGCAGCTTCAGGTTATCCATATACAGACTCTAGCTTTTTTGATTTAATAAACCACTCTACGTTTGCACCAACGCAAGGTGCTTTTATAAGAAAGTTAGCGGCTGGTAGTCAGTTTAGATTTAAAGAAGATCCAACGTCTACTATATATACAATAACTGATGTTGTAATAACTTATTTAATAAACTATGATAATTTATGTGAAAGCGCTAATTATGACGATAGCACAAGCACTTATAATGCTCCTTTCGCTTCAAACGTAAATCAATTTTTAGGAAATAAAAATATTGTAAACGCTAATAATAACGGTAATGCGTTTTATAATAATGAATATGATAACTCTGGAAGTTTAAGTACAGATCCAGTTGACACCGAAGTTCATTATAGAGCACCTTCTTTTTTAAATGCTTATAATTTTTCTGTAAATTATAAATTGTCTCTTGACAAACCTATTGTTTGGAACCCTATTGGCACGCCAGGAAGTCCAATACCAGGTGGTATAACTTTAACAGTGCCAGCATCTACAAACCCCGCTGGTACAAAAGCTTCTAATAGTGGTTTAGCAAAAATAGTGCTTGATAGCATAAGCGGTACTACAGATACTGGAGATACAATGAGTGTGCAAGAAGGTATGGTGTTACACGCCTATGAAGATGGTGGTAGTACTACCCGTACAATAACTAAAAAAGCTATAGTTAGTAATATTTCTTTTGACGATACTACAAATAAGTTTACTATTAAATTTAGAGCTTATGATGGTGCTGAAGAAGATTTAGAATCAGGAACTGGTAACGGTAAAATTGGAGATATAACTACTTCAGATAATTTAGTTTTTAAACAATACTACATGAATGGTATGTCTCCTAACTCTGCTAAAAACTTAAATTATTTTAGACAAGGTGGTGAAGCAAAAAATAAAACAGGTGTTGCGCCACTTGGTTACACAATGCAGTTTGTTACTGTTGTTGATGAAGAGCAAAGTGAATTATCAGCAAATCCAGCTGTTTGGGAAACAGAGTCTAAAAAAGATAAAAATTTAGATATTTATTACGAAGCTAGTAATTATTATAAAATATCAGAAAGTGAACTAAGTAGTATAATACCAGTAGGCTCTAAAATAGAACACGTAGAAAGTGATGGTATACCAGAAGGTGTTACTATTACAAGCGTAACAGATGCTGGTGTAATAACTTTATCAGAACCAGTTACAGTAGTACCTCCTATTGCTCAACCAGCTCATATAAACAATAGATTTATTTAATATGTCATACTCAATAAACAAAATAATAAATACAGGTGATCTATTTAAAATAACAAAGCCAAATGGCGATGTTATATATATAGAAATAGATACAATTGGTGATTTGACTAATGGTAAAACAGACGAGTTTACATTAAAAACAAAAACTCATAATTTTGCTTATGATTTAAATTGGCATAATTGTTATTCTTTTGGTAATGGTGTAGAGTCTACAAGAGTTAGAGATGATTTTAATAAAATGCTTTTAGCGCCTGGCGTTAGAGTTTCAGCTGAATTTGAAGATTATAAAAAAGAAGAAAGAAAAAATAGCTTAATATATTCTGGTATATATAACAAGTCTAGTAGTTTTAACGAAACAAATCAATTTAATTTAGCAGAAAAAATAACAAAAGATTTAAATCCTACATACGGTAGTATACAAAAACTTCACACTAGAGATTCTGATTTAACAGTTCTTTGTGAAGATAAAGTTTTAAAAGTATTAGCTAATAAAGACGCTTTGTTCAATGCTGATGGTAATATACAGTTATTATCTAACGAAAGAGTTTTAGGTCAAGCAATACCTTATGTAGGAGATTATGGTATATCACAAAATCCAGAGTCTTTTGTTTCAGAGGCGTACAGATCTTATTTTACCGACAAACAACGAGGCGCTGTTTTAAGACTGTCAAGAGATGGTTTAAGCCCAATATCTTTACACGGTATGAAAGATTATTTTAAAGATAATTTAAAAACATCTGATTTATTAATTGGTGGTTACGATAAAAAGAAAGATCAATATAATTTAACTTTAAATGACACAACTGTTAGTTTTCAAGAAAACGTTAGGGGTTGGACAAGTTTTAAAAGCTACGTGCCAGAAAGCAGCGTAAGCTGTTCAAGCGATTATTATAGCTTTGATAAAGGTGAAATATACTTACATCACGATGAAACTGTAAATAGAAATCAGTTTTACGGTGATGATTACGAGTCAGAAATAACTTTATTATTTAACGACGCACCTAGTACTATTAAAAACTTTGAAACTATGAGTTATGAAGGAACTCAAGCTAAAGTAGATTTAACAACAGAAGCCACTGCAAGAGAAGAAGACGATAGTTATTATAATTTAGAAGACAAGCCTGGTTGGTATTTAAGTAGTTTATCTACAGATAAAAACAACGGGGTTATAGATGAGTTTATAGAAAAAGAAGGTAAGTGGTTTAATTATATAAAAGGCGATAATACTGAAATAGATTATAGTTCAAATCAAATACAAGGTATAGGAGTTGTGTCACAAGATACTGTTTTGACAGAAGATGTTACAGACCCTGTGACAAATATTACAACTACACAAGTTTTAGATAGAGTTGTTATAACATTTGATGAAGATATTAACGCTTCTTTGTCTTTAAATGATACCATTCATTATGTTGCAGCCGCTAATATCGGTGATGGTGATGTTATTGATAGTGCAAACTTAACTGAATACGCGCGGCCAATAAAATCAATTGGTAAAAACACAATTACAGTAGAGCACGATAACACTCAGACCATACCTGATCCAATATTTGAACAAGGTGATTTTGTGTTGTTTAAAAAAGACTCTTTAATAAACAAGTCAGGTGTTATAGGTTATTATGCAGAAGCAACATTTAAAAATAGTGCAAAAAATAAAGCAGAGTTATTTTCTGCTAGTTCAGAAATAAACGAAAGTAGCAAGTAATATGGAAATAAAAAATTTTAATTACGGTTCTAATTATTTAAGTAACGATGGTGAGTCTAGAAGTGTTCAAGTGCTAGGCGATAACGGTGCTATATTTAGTTTAGAAATACAAAGAACTGTAGGTTCTACTATTACATTTTATGATTTTGATACACAAACTTTTGGCTCTGCAAGAAAAAGATTAAAAAATAGAAAGTGTGTTAATGGTGAAGCTAGCATTATAATACAGTTTCCTACTGGTGGGTTGTCAACTGGTAATAATCCTAATAAATACGACTTGTATTTATATGCTCACAACGAGCTAGATACTTTTCATTTACCTTATGTAGATGCTAGATTTCCAGATGATAGTATTGATATAAACAATACAATAGGTTCTAGCTCTTCTGTGTTACAAAGAGTTATATATCAATACCCAAACTCTGTTTTAACACTAACAGCGATAACACCCTCTAGCAACACTCATCTTTCTGGCGCTACTGTTGGTTCTGCCACTTTTGATTTACAAGCAGGTAGTAGTACTGGTTTAATACCATTTTCTTTTGATGTTACTTTAGCTTCTACAAAAAAAGGTGTTATATTAAAACAACCTAGTTTAGGTGATTTAACTGCTTTTACTGTTTTAGGAATAACAGAACCTTATTTTAGAAATTATCCCTCTACTTTAATAGATCCGCCTGCAGAAGCTGCTACTGAAGGCAATATAACAAATTTACCTTTAAGCGGTAGCACTACTTTTACTATGAGTGAAGAAGAAATAACTAGTAGTGGTGTATCTACTGAAAGCACAGTAACAGGTGTAGGTATTGATGGTATAAATGATTTAGATGGACCTGTTGTTGTAACTGGAGTTTCTGGTACAACGGTTACTGTTAACAAAGCATTAACAATACCTGCTGCTGGTACAAATGCTGTAGTTAAATTTCAAGATCTTAAATATCGTAGGTGGCAAATAAATACTTCAAATACAAGCTTACACCGTTTAGTGCCTGGTTTAAATTTGGTTGGAGCTACCGCAGATTTTACTTCTAATGCAACAATTCAAGGTATTTTAAATGAAACAGAGCTAACGAGAGAAGTTTTTCAAAAAGACGGTAGTATTGAAGAAGAAACTTATACTATTGTTAATGCAGACATACCTGCTCTTGAAACACTTGGTAAAAAACCTACAATTGAATACGGCTTAGTATCAACTCAAGATGGTATTGTTACTTTTAGTGCAGGTCAACAATTGACAAACGTTAGAAATACTAACAATAAATCTTACGCATACGGTAAAACAAATATTAAAACTTTAACAGGTATAGATATAGCTATGACTAATTTAAAAATGGAATTAGCAGATATAACAACAACAGTAAATGACTCAGACGCTAATGGCACAGATGCTTTAACTAGTTTTGATTTAACTAGCGTTGAAGGTATATTAGATGATGTTAGCACTGTTCATGGTGTTAATTTAAATTCTGGTGTAGCTACACCCGTAGTTACAAATATATCTAGTAATACCATTACCTTAACACCTGGTAGTCATATATTGCAAAATGGTCAAGGTTTAACTTTTAAAGGCGCTGGTAAAGTTTTTACAATAAGTGGCAACATACAAATAACAAACAATGCTGTAAGAAACACAACTCTTTATTTTGATTTAGATCGTTTGATAACAGCATCTTAGTGTAAAATAACGCTAAAAAGTGTAACTATTATTTTATAAATTAAATTAAATGAAAAACGAAATAATATTCCGTAGTTTTAACAATACGGATTACAATTTAGTTTCACAATGGTGGGACTGGTGGTGGGGTGATAAAGGCGCTATAGAAAGAGAATACTTACCACATGATAATTATTGCTATATAATTGGCAAAGAAAAAGAAATGGTAGCCGCTGGTTTTTTGTTTGTTGACAAACATGCGCCAGTTGGTTACTTGACTTATGTAGTTTCAAATCCTAACTACAGACAAAAAGATAGGAGAAGTATTATAGAACAATTAATACTTAATATAGAAAGACAAGCAAAACAAGAAGGTATAAAGTTTATATTTACTGTTTGCGGAAATGTACACATGGAAAATATTCACAATAAATTAAGCTGGACAATAGATAAAACAGCGCCGGCTTACGAAACTTTTAAATACATATAAATATGGGAGGAAGAGCAAGAAGACGTATTGCTAGAGAATCAATGGAGTTTGCAAAAGAACAAGTGGCTGCTTATAGAGCAGAGCAGGCTATACAAAGAGATATTTTAGAAAAACAAAAAGAAGAGTATAGACAATTTGAGTTTGTTAACCCTTATAGAGACTTACAAAATTACTATGAAGACATGGAAAATGTCTTTGAAGATTTAACTGTAGATACACAAGCTGCAGACTTTCAAATGGAAAGAGGCGAGCAGCAAAGAGCTAATATATTACAAGCCCTTAGAGGAGCTGCTGGTGGTAGTGGTATAGCTAATTTGGCACAATCGTTAGCTAATCAAGGTATATTACAAGCCGCACAAGTGTCAGCTAATATAGCTCAACAAGAAAGACAAAATCAAATTTTAGCTGCAAGAGCTGCTAATCAAATACAAGTAGCAGAAAGACGTGGTATGGCTGCTGCTGATATGGCACAAAGAGGTGGTGAGGCAATGGTTCAACAAGCAGAAATGTCAAGGATAAACACTTTGCTTGGTATAGAGTTTGGTGGTATGGCAGGCGCTAACGCTGGACTACAAGCTGCTTATGCAAATCAAATGGGTGCTTATGGTTTAGACGCGCAAATGTTAGGTGCTCAAATGGGTATGTATGGTAATATAATAAGTGGTTTAGCTCGAGGCGCTGGTAGTGTTGGTGCTGCAATGGTTTAGTAAAAAAAAATAATTAAATATGGCAAAAAAACAAGGATTACCATCTATATTAGGAGGAACAGACGCTACGTTAGTAAACGCTGCTTATAAAGCTGCTATGGCTAACGTGCCTAGAAGTTTACAACCTGTTTACGAACAAATAGGTAACTCTTTTGAAAGAGGTATGAGCGCTTTAGGTAAAGGATTAGGAGATTTAGCATCAGCAGCTGGTGATGTAGGCGCGGCTTTAATAGAAAAACAAAAAGAAGAAGACGAAAATACAGGAGCTGCTAGAGGTTACAAAAATAATACAGACTTTACTACTGATAGTACTGTAGATCCAACTGTTTCTAGTCAAGAAACACCTGGGTTTAGTGCTAATCAAAAACATATAGATAGCTCTGGAAATACAGTTGATTTTGTAGTTAATGATTTAGAAGACGAGCTAGAAGAAATAAATAAAGAGCTTAGAACTTTAATGCCTATTATTGGTAGTAGCGAGTTAAAGGGCGCGCAAAGAAAAAAAAGAAGATCAGAGCTAAAAGAAAGAAGAGATAATATATTTGAGTCAGCAAAAGAATATGAAGTTTCTTCTAAATTAATAGGCGAGTATTTAAAACCAGAAAATTTTGTTATAAATCCTGAAAGAATTGATGACGCTAATTTTTTACGAGCTTTAAAAAATAATGGCAAGCCTTTAGGTGATGGCTCTAGAGCATTAAAAGGTTATGACAATGAAGGAAATATTATATTTTCTTATGTGGATAAAAATGGTAAACCTATACAAGATGCTTTTGGTAATAATCTTACTGTTGATCAAAACAGTGTTAAACGTTTAATAGTACCTGCTAACGGTGTGGTTAGTGTTGATTTTGCTAATAGTGAAAAATCTGCTCTTGACAATGGTTTAAAAGGTATAACGCTAACCGATTCCGACAAAAAAGTTATTGCTCTAGCAGCTACAGAAAAAATAAAGACAAATGCTGATTTTGAGTGGGCTGCTAGTATAAAGTATGGTGATAAATCTTTATTTGAAGATTTAAACTCTGCAGATTTAAGTAAAACTTCTTTTAGATTATTTAGCTCGTTAAGCGTAGCTGAATTTGATGCAGGTAAAAAAGACGGTGTAGTAGATGCTAGTGATTTTGCTAATAACCCAGATAATTATAAAAAATTAAAATCTGCTTTGTTAAACCCAAGAGATCCTAATTTTAACTTAGGAGTTTCAAAAGCTTTTTTAAATGATTTTGTAAAAGATCAAGCTACTGCCGTAAACGCTAGAGGTTTACAAAAATATGTGCCATCAGAAAATGGTGGCGATGGTACTGCAACAGAAAGAGAAAATGCTCGTAAAGTACAATCTTTTGTTGCGACTGCTAACGATGTACAAGCTGGAGAAGAAGCACCTCCTATAAACTTAGGTGGTGGTAATTTCTTAAGTATTAAAAAAGATCCTAATGTAGATGCAAACGATCCAAAAGGTGGTTTAATACTTGAATTAACTAGCATAGACGAAGAAACAGACCAAAGAACAGTTCAACAGGTTAATTATCAAAGCGCTATAGACATGTTAACAAATAACAGTGGTTTTAGAGCTAAAGATGTATTTAAAGACCAAACTTGGTATGCCGCTGGAGCAACTAAGTTTAACTCTGCAAACGCGTTAGGTACTTTAACTGAATCAGAAAGAAAAGATGATGACGCTGTTATCCCTATACTTAGAAATAGTCTTAGAACAAAATATCCAGATCAGTTTAAAGTAAGTGAGCCTTCTCGTATGTTTGCACAAAAAATAAAAATAGAAGTAAAAGGCGCAGAACCACCTAAATCAATTACTTTAGATGTTAACGATGCTGACTTTAATAAAAACTTAGATAAGTTTATCAACGAAAACGCTGAATAAATGTTTACATTAGGAGATAATCAATATACTTTAGAACAGCTTAAAGGTTTTGCTTCTAAAAGAGGCGAAGACTTTGACTCGTACTTTACGTCATTGCAGCAAATGGGCTTGCAAGGTGAAGGTTATACTCCTAAAATAGAAGGTAGTAAAACAGCTGAGTTACCTCAAATATCACCTGCTGACGTTGATTTAACTGAAGGAGAGTTTGTAACAAAATATAAAGATATTTTAGGTATGATGGGCTTTGAAGTTAAACAAGCAAATCGTGTTTTACCTGTGGGAAGAGGTTTGAGAGTTGGTGTTCCATTTACAGACGCTATAACTATTACTTCGCCACCTGATGAAAATAAAAACACTGTTTCAGAAACTTTTGGTGTAGATGTACTTAATCTTTTTATGGGTGAACAGCATAGAGGTAAAGCTAGTAAAATTAATGATTTTATTAAACAGCATGCTGACAAAAGTGGTATTGATTTAAACTTTTTTTCAGCTGGTTATCAGACCGCAAAAGAAAAATATGACTCTGTAGATTTTGAAAATTTAAGTGCAAAAGAAATTTTTGAAATACAAAACGATATATCTAATGATATTTTTAATAGCGGTGATGCTGTTACTAAAGTTGTTGCTGATATAGCAGTTGGTATGCAAGATTTGCAAAAAAATACTATTAATAGCTTAAGTAAAAAATACAATGTAGCAGATATAAGTCAAAACCCTGAAGCTATGGAAGAGTATACTTTTATAATGGGTAAAGAATTTGACAAAAGGCTTGATGAAAGTGAAGATTTAAAAAGATTAGAAAAACTTACTGGAGAAATAGCTGAAAATGTTTTTAAACCCGCTTTAAAACCGAAATTAGCAAAAGAAGAAGAAGACGAAGTTCTTAGTAAAACAATGCTTGGTAGAGCAATAGTTAAAGGTTTTAGAAGAAATCCAAAACTAGATAAATTATTTAGAGCTATTTATGGAACTGCAGGTGTTAAACTTCCAAAATCAGCTGCTGATTTTACTAAATTAAATATTGACGAAAGAATAGGAAATATAAGCGCTGAACTAGAAGAATTAAAACAAAAAGATCCCAACGAAAAAATTAACGTTATAGGTGTTTTTAACTCTAAAATGCCTGAATTAAATGTAAAAGGTGGTATATATACTGTTGCTGAAAGAATAGAGCAAATAAACAATATTATGCCTAAGTTAGAAGAACAGTCTACCTTCCAGTTTGGTAAAGCAAAAGAATATCAAGAAAAACTTCAAAAGCTTAATGTAGTAGAACTTTATGATGAAGATTTAAGTATTGATGTAGACGGCGAAAAACTATATAGTATGATAGGTGATCAAGGTGTGCAAATGCTTAGCGTTATGCTTAGTGGTGGTGGTTCTACTATGGTGCAAGAAGCTGGTAATGCTTATGCAGAAATAACATCGCAAAAAGCAGCTATGAAAATGTTTTCAAATTTAGAGCCAAAAGAAGCTTTAAAAGCTTTTTATAAAGAAGATATTAAAACTCAAGCTGATGCTATATTAGAATTAGTTAAAAATGGTGAGTCTGACACAGACATAGCTTTTAGCATTGGTGGTGTTAACGCTGGTTTTGATATGGCTGGTGCGTATATAGGATTTAGTAGAGCGGTAAAGTTTTTACCAAAAAAATTAACAAGACAATTTATAGACGGAGAGTATATAAAGTTTTTAAAAGGCGGTTATAAATCATTTGGTAAAGATGTTACTATCGCCATGTTTGCAGAAACATTAACTGAACAATTACAAGAAGGTGTTAATTTGTTTGGAGTATCAAGAGCTACTGGAATTAATCCTGAAGTAAAAGAAATTAAAAAAAGATTATTAGAAGCGGGTACTCAAGCTATGCTTGCTACAGGCCCGTTAGTTGGTGGTGGTAAAATTGTAACTACAGGCTCAAAAGAACTTTTAACACAATTTGTAGCACATACAAATCCTGATCACAAAAGAAATTTTATAAATCAAGCAAGAAAAAAAGTAGATTTAGAATACAAAAACGGCAAGAGATCAAAAGAAGATAGAGACGCAATACACGATCAGCTTGATATGATGGACGAATATACTAACCTAGATCTTCTTGGTGATAATAAAAAATCAAAAGAAGATTATATTAACGCTGCAACAGAAGATGTTGTTTTAAGAAGACAACAAGAAAAATTAGAGTCTGAAAAAAAGACTCTTGAAAAGTTTGGCGGTGTTGATCCTATGGGTGGAAGAGGTAGTGTTGCTATTGATTTAGAGTTAAATAAAATTAAGAAAAAAAGAGAAGCTCTTAGTAAGAAAAAAATGAAAGCTGTACGAACAGGTAATTATTTACAAAGTCTTAAAAGTATAAGCTATGCAATAAACAATACACAAGATGGTATATTAGGTGATAAAACAATAACTAGTTTTGATTTTGTTGAAGGGGCTCTAAAATATATTGATGGTAAAAAATA